GCGACTATCGCGGCGGCCACCGCCTCCGGCGCGGCCCCCTGCGCTACCGCCGCCGCGTCCAGCCGACGGCCGCACACGGTGATCGCCGCCGCCCCGGCGCCGAGCGCGGTTCCGGCGACGGCGAACGTCCGTTGCCACGGCGTGGCCGCCTCCGGCGCGTCCACCGGCAGGACGTGGCACTCCTCGACCCGGTTGAGTTCGAGAAATGCCCGCGCCATCAGCGCCGCCGGGCTGCCGTGTCCGAAAAGCGAGGCCGCCCTGTCCTCGGCCATCACCCGAAGCGGCGCGCCGGCCGGGGCCTTCCCCGCGGCGCTCCTGTACGCGATTATCAGCGCGCGTTTGATCTCGCCGACCGCGCCCGCCGCGCTGGCGTCGACCTCCTGGTACTGTCCCGGCACCAAAAGCGCCGCCGGGATTTGAGTGAACGGTATTGCCATTATGAATCCCCCATTTCCGTGTGTTCTTCTATTTCCGCGGAGCCGACCGACATCGCGCCGGCGGCCTCGCCCATGTCTTCCAGTCCTTCGAGCGGCTCCCCTACCAGGGGAAGCGCCCGCCCGCCAAGGTCGAGCGTCCACCGCACGGCCCACAGCGTCGCGCCAATGCCGTCCAGCTTGCCGGTGTGGACGCACTCGGCCTCAGTCCGCGTTTCGCGGATCAGCAGGGCGAAGTCCGCGTCGCGGATTGCGCGCACCAAAGCGGAGACTATCCGCAGGGCGCCGTCGTGCAGCTTGTCCCCTTCGGCGCGGTACAAGACCCACGAGATGAAGGTGACGCTGTTCGCGTGCACGCCGTCCGCGGCGCGGACGAACGCGGTCAGCACCGCGGGCGACCGCTGGCCCTCCTGTCTTATGTTCGCCTCGGTGAAAACCCCGGAATGCGCCTTGACGGCGATCTTGGGGAACGCCGGCCGCAGCGCAGCGTCGATCTGCGCGACCGCAAGGTTGCGCAGCGCAAGATAGCTCATTCGAACCTCCTTGACAGGTAGTCCTTTGCCGCGTCGGTTATGTCCCGCGCGTCGTCCTCGGAAACGCCCAGATACGGGCGCGCCGCTATGTTCCGATCCGCCCAGCCGAACTGGTGGACGGCGGCGTATTCCATCGTCGCTCCGACCATCGCGCTGTTGGCGTCCGTCGCGACCTCGCCCCGGATGCTTTTAAGAAGATTGTCGTTTCCCCTCAGAAGCGAGCGATGGCCCCACCCCTGCCTTTCGTAGTATTTCCGCGTGCTCTCTTCCCAGCTTTTCCACGCGGTTCCGTCCGGGCTTTCCTTGGTCTCGTCAAGGCGCGTCCTTGAAGCCTCCTCGACGATGCCCGCGACGTGGCCCATCAATTTGGCCTTGGCTCCGGCGTCAAGACGCGCGTCGTCAAGAAGCTTTTCCAGGCCCTTGATTCCCCCCATGTCCACCGTCACGCCAGCCGCCGCCACTAGTAAAGCCTCCCTTTTTTGAAAAACCTGTTGTCGTCTATGCCGGTGCCTTCGCCCTGCGTCACCACCGAAGCACGCTGCAGGCCCGGCCCTTCGAGGCCGCCCTGGTGCTCCCGGTTTATTTTTTCCAGCAGCGCCATGCTCTCCTTGTACTTGTTGCGGGAGCCTTCGCTGCCGCTGAAAGCGTCGGTGAGCCTGTCCAGCGCAAGGTCGGCGCAGATCGCCTCCAGCGCCGCCGCGAACTGCGCCGGAACCGGCTGGGCGATCTCGCCGCCCGCGTCCAGGAGCCAGGGCAGGTGCGCGGCGATGACCCCGGTGGCGTGCCGCAGGGCGGTCTCTATCTTCGCTATGTCCGGCCCGTCCTCCGATTCCGGGAGGTGCGATCCGTAGCGGGGCATTGCCAGAAACTGCTCGGCGGACACCAGCGGGGTCATGGGCCTATTCCTCCAGAGCCACCCAGGGATCGCGGCGCATGGCCTCCAGTTGGGCCTGCGTTACCTCGTATGTCTGCATCGCCTGGGTCAGCGCAAGCCCCGCGATCCTGTAGCGCGGGTGCGGGGTCTTGTGCCGCGCGCGCGCGGCGATTTTCCGCTCGCCCTCGCCCTCGGAAGGGGGAGGGGGCGGCGGGCTGTCGGCTTGCTCGCCCGCGTCGCCGGCCTGCGCTTCCGAGCTTCCGCTTTGCGTGTTCGCGCTGTCGGCCTGCCCGTCTGCGTCGCCAACCTGCCGTTCCAAAGCCGGCGGCGTTTCCGCGGACTGCGTGCCCTCAGCCGCCTGTTGTGCTTCGTTTCCCGGCAGCTCGCCCGCGTCGCCGGCCTGCGCTTCCGAGCTTCCGCTTTGCGTGTTCGCGCTGTCGGCCTGCCCGCCTGCGTCGCCAACCTGCCGTTCCAAAGCTGGCGGCGTTTCCGCGGACTGCGTGCCCTCAGCCGCCTGTTGCGCTTTGTTTCCCGGCAGCTCGCCCTGCGGCGGGCGGTCGCTGTTTCGCCTGCTCATGCGTTTCCCTCCTTGCCTCAGCTCAAATGCGGAACAACTATGAGTTCCGCTGTGCGGAAGTTCGGGTTCGAGTTGCCCCCGCCTATGAGCTCCGCGTTCAGAATCTGCCTGGCCGCCGCCTCGTTGGTGGGATCGACCACCAGATGCGTGGGGGCGATGCCCAGGGGATCGCCGCCGTCGCGGGTGAAGGTCTGCATCCGCAGGCGCGCCGCCTCGTAGCTGGCCGCGGTAAGCGGCGCCTTGCTGCCGACCGCCTGCTGCCACAGGCCGTAGCCCCAGCTTCCGCGGTAGCGGATGCCGAACAGCCAGTGGTCGCGCATGAACACGTGCTCGTTGACCACGTCGGCGATCTCGTCGAATTCCGGCTGGCTTCTCTGCTGCACGATGAACGGCTTCAGCGATCCGTCCAGGCTCAGGAGCGCCCACACCTTGCCGCCCTCCTCGCCGGTTCCGACGATGTTGGAAACGTCTTTGTCATCCCCGGTGCCGTCCTGCTTTTCGTTGACCGGATGGGAGCCGTTGAAAAACGGCTGTCCGTCGAAGCAGAGCTTGACGAAGCCTTCGGAAATGAGGTTGGCCAGCTGCCGGTTCATGAAGCGGGCGAACTCGTCCGCCTTTTCCCGCGACATCGCGCGGTACAGCCCGAGGTTGTCGTCCTCGATGTCCGCGCGGCGCACTGGCAGGGTTGCCTCCCATAGCTGGTTCACGATCTCGTAGGCGCCTTCCCTGATTTTGCCGAACTGCCTGTCACCCACCCATTCGCGGATGTGGGGGAACGCGCCGAGGAACCCGTAGGTGTTGCTGGCGGTGCTGCTCTTGATCAGCGTCCCGAGCTTTTTCCAGATCGGATCGGCGTCGAGTTCCTTCAGGCGTGTGTTGAACTCGTGCCGGTAGGCGGTGCGCAGGGTGTTGAGGTTCGCGTTGCTGACTATCATGCTACTTTCCCTCCTTTCTTTTCGCCGGCCTTGTCGCCGAACACCTCGCGGGCCTCCTCCGCGGAGTAGCCCATCGCCTCGGCGACCGCGGACTGTTCCGCGTTAAGCGCCGCGCCGCCGGACGGGGGCGAGCCCTCCGGAGCCTGTTCGCCCGCGGGCACGATCCGCGCCGAATTCGCGACGATCTTTTTTACGCCCTCCAGCCCGGTTGCGTCTGCGCAAAGGGCAAGGAACCCTTCGCGGTTGGCCGGGGCGATCTTGCCCTCTTTGATCGCGCCGTCCACGACGGCCTCCGCGTCGGCCTTGAGCCTGGCCGCGTTCAGCTCCGCGATCTGCCGCTCGGCGGCCTCGGCGCGGGTCTGCATCGCGTTAAGCTCGGCCCTTGGCGCGTAGGCCGCGAGGTCGGGCTTCGTCGAGTCGGCGCCGGGCTGGGCGGCGTTGGGCGCCGCCGTCCGCGCGGACTGCGCGGCCAGAACGATCTCCGCGTCCGTCGCGGTCTCGGGCAGGCCGAACGCCGCGCACAATTCCTTTCTCATTCCTTCTTCCTCCGTGATGTTTGTATCGTTGGCAGTCGGGGGCTGCGCGGCGTTGAGGGCCGGCAGTTCCAGGTTGGGGCTGTTGGTAAGGGCGGCGCGGAGGATTTCGGTGACTTCCCCGCTGCCGTTCACGTTCAGCACGGGCGAGATGAACCCGTACTCCTTGTCGCGCATGGCCTTCCGTCCGCGCCCGTTCCACTTCACGTCGGCCTTGAGCGAGCCGTCCGGCATGGCGCGAAGGCCGGTTATCCATCCGGCTGCCGGGGACTGGCCGCCGGATGGCGCGGCAAGGTCTATGGCGTGGTTGATGTCTATGGGAAGTTTGGAGAGCCGCCGCATCGAGGCCGCGGCGACCTGCGCCGGATCGCCCATAGTCCACGAGCGCCCGTCCCTGCCCTTTAGCTTGGGGCCGGGGGGCACGAGATCGATGGTGCTGGTTTTGCCGCCTTCAAAATTGAGGGCCGCGTACAGGCCGCCTGTCGTTTCCATGCGGACAGCCTAACCCGCGGGCCGGGCGGTTTCGCATCAATCCCGTTTGATTATTTCGTCCAGCTCCGGGAACAGCGACGGGGTCTGGGCCTTGCCGAGCTTCAGCGATCTCCCTTCCCGCCACAGCCTGTAGCCGTGCGTGTCGCTGATGCCGTACTCGCGCGCGAGGTCGCGCATGGTGGCGCCGCCCGCTCCGAGCCGGGCGTGGACTTCCAGCGCGCGCGTCTTGCGGAAGGCGTTGCGCTCCTGCGGTACGTAGATTTGCCTGCCGCCGTAGAGCGCCACTATTTTTTCCATTATCGAGGACGCGGCGGAATCGCCGACCGCGTCCGCCAGAACCCCCAGAAGCTCCGCGTTCCGCGCCCGCACGTATATCCGCGTTCCGCCGTAGTATCGGCACAGGGCGCGCACGGCCTCGTGCGACTGCTCCGGCGTCGCACTGGAGGAGGCGCAGGAAACTATAAGATCGTGCACCAGCGATTCGTCGGGCTTGGCTTTCCTGGGCATCCTATGCGCCCCCCCTCGGCGGCAGCGGCTCCGACGTGTCGGGATCGAATCCGGCTTTGATCATCATGTCGCGCAGCGCGAGGATCACCGGCCGGGCCGATTCCACGGTCAAAAAGCGCAGGGATTTGACTTTTGCGATCCTATTGACGAACGCCCGCATAGCCGCCTCGCTTTTGTTGCGTGCGCACGCGGCCCACATGCCCTTGATGTATTCCAGTTGCTCAAACGTCGCCCGGCCTTTCTCTTCCGGCTTCACGCGCCGCGCCTCTATGGGGAAGCCGTGCTTCCGCATGACGCGGAGCACCGCCTCCAGTTGCCGCGCGCTCATGTCCGCGCATGAATTCCTGTTGGCGACGCTTTCCAGGAATGCGCGGTACGCGTCGTCCGGAAGGCCCATTTGGGACTTGCCTATGTGCACCAGCTGTATGAGCTTTTTGCGCCTGTTTTCATCGGCCTGCGCCGCCATTTCGATCCCCCTTGTTTTGCGTCCGGCCGTGTCCCATCGCCGCCTTTTTCGGCGGCGATGGGCGCCGTTTGGTTTGCCCGTGAAGGCCCCGCCCCACGTGGGGCTTGGGCGCTATTCCCGTTTGTCGAGTATTCTCTCGAAGTCCTGCTTCTGGGCCGATTTCAGGCCGTGCTTCCGCATTTCCGAGAGAACGGATTTCGCCGCGAAATCCCCCACCGCCATGCCGGGGAACTTTACCGACAGGTACGCTTCCACCTCCCGCCATCCGCTCACCCGCATGGTGTACGTCTTTGCCTCGCCCGCGTCGGGAGCGTGGTAAAGCTCGCACATCCGTATCCGCATGAGCATGGCGGGGCTTATGCCCATCTGCTCCGCCTCGCCCCTCAT